ACGGGAACGCTAGTTCCTGGAGCCGGGGGCCAGGGGACCGAGTTCGCAGAACTCGTGACCTGCTCGTCCGTGACCTCGTCCGGCAGGTCGCGCAGGGCCTGCCTGTAGGCGAACCAGGCGTCCTTCTTGTCTTGGCTGAGGTGAGCGTCAGACAAAGCGACCCAATCGCTCTGGGCGAGTCTCGCGTTGCGATCGGTTCTGAGTTGGGTCCATGCGGTGGCGGTTTTGGCCTGGACTTTTGAGGGGTCTTCGACGAGGGTCACTACGCCTGTTTCGGGGTCACGGACGGCCCGGTCTGCAAGGACGTCGAAATCGAAAGGACACTCGGTGTCGTCTGGGGCCCACTTGGGACCGCCGTTGGTGTTGTACTTAAGGGTGACCTCGAGAGACTCTGGGTCGACGCGGGCGAAGGTGGTACGCGCCATCTACTAAAGGGCAAGAGGTTTTTAGTAGAGCTCGGCATCGGCGAAGTACTGGTATCTGTAACCAGTGCCAACCGTCAAACCACCGCCAAAACCTGAATAATAAGTAATACTATTCTGTCCAGACTGATATCCGGTCACAGAGCCGGTCGTATCCAATCCTCCGTTAGAGGCGGTAGCCTTACCAAGTGTCCCGCTCGTTGAGTAAATATTGGACGTGGGAGCTGTGCGCATAGGCACCTTGAATATGAAACCACCGAGCTGGTCGGTGTTCTGCCCGGAAACGGTTATAGCACCGACTACTGTATTAGTTCCAAGATTGGTTCCGATGTCATAAGACTTCTGGTAGTACCTCTGACACAGCGCCAACTCCTGAGCGAACGGGCGAAACTCGAAACCCGTAGCCACGGTACCTTTCTCGAGCTGGACGCCTGTTGCTTCCACGTAATTGCCCGCCTGTGCGGTCCAGTAGGTGCACACGGCTGCGAAAGGCTGATTGACGGCATTCCATGCGTTGACAGTGACACCCACCGAGCCGCTGATGTGCGCTATATCCAGCAAAAGTGCCTGTGCCGTTGTCTGGGCGAAATTCACTCCGTTTGGTGGAGGAGGAACGGTGGCCGTGACGTATTGCCACGTCCCTGGACCTGTCGTAGTGAAAGTTGTGACGTATGAATTGGCAGTCGGCTGGTTGCGAACGGCTATGGGCATGACCGAACCCGTCGCCAAATTGCTACGGAACCAGAAGCTGACCGTGACCGGGGAGCCGAAAGAGGTGCCCCAATTCAAGTCGGCCACGTGGTAACCTTCAATAACTTGTGATATCGCATTTTGATCAACCGTTGTCACACCACCCTGTGTACCTACGGCCATGGTCACTCTCTGAGAGTACCTGAACCCGTACTGATATGGGGTATCTGAAGCGGATAGAGTTTGTTGCGTCATTGTCTGAATTCCACCCGTACTACCGAGATAACCTCGAAATCTGTCTACGGTGTACTGTAACGAGTTGGTTACAGTGAAACTCGTCCCCCTCTGCGCGATCCGCATGTCGCCGTTGATGATCCGATTCCTGAAAGACACCGGGTTTCCACAGGAAACCGTGCCCGAGACGACGAGATCGCCGGCAACCTCCAAGGCGCGCTGCGGGTTGGCGATGCCGACGCCCACCTTGGCATCGGACGTGACGCAGAGGGACTCTTCGAGGCCGTTGAGGGTCCATTCGGCGATGGTGCCCTGAGACCCGCTATTAATCTGATTAACGACGCACCTGTAGTAGTTGTAAGCTTGTGTGGCACCCACCGTGAAAGTCTGAACTTGGCTCGTCGACCACGTGATTCCCGTGCGTTGGTCTACGAGCGTCCAGTTTATACCGTCACGCGACCCGAGAATCCACCATTTGTAAGGTTGGCGATAATTTGCACCAGAATCACACTGGAGAGAATAATTCGATAGTAAAATTGAAACAGGATTTTGAACTTGGAGCCACTCACCTGTATACGAGTTTCCTATAGTGTCAACTGTAGTGACTGAACCTATATAAAGTCCCGGGGTGGAACCGTTATATGTTGATCCCAAGGTACCCCAAATAGTCGAGACCGTTCTATCAAACGCTTGCCATGCTGGCTGATTGGTGAAGTCCCCACTCGCACTCGCCACATACTTACCCTGCCCATAAGTCACCGAGGCGTTCGAAGTTGTATCGAGCAAATAAGAGGACATGGGCGCCGGGGGGTAACTCTGTACGGAGCGCGTCGCACCCAATGAAACTGCGTTGAGCCCGCGGCCCTGGACCTCGAGGGTGGTGCCAACCTGACCGGCGAGGGACTTGAGGAGGAGCAGGGTACTAGAGTCGGTCGTGAAGGGTGCCGAGCCGTCCGCGACGTTGGGAACCGTGTAGCTCGACCCCGTGTAGCGCGCGACGTTGGACACGCGGAGGTCGGCGAGGTTGCCGGAGAGGTTTCCGGTACCTCCCGTGTAATAGGTTCCCAAAACGGGTCCCTGTGAACCTATGTAAAGACTGTAAGAAGGCGTGTAAAACGGATTTGTCGGTGTGGTCGTGGTTCCCGTTCGTGTACCGTTGAGATACATTGAAATGGCGGAACCGGTATTTACTACAGCCACATGGTTCCAACCAATCGATACAGACCCGCCAACAACAAAAGTACCCGTCGTGTTCCAATAAAATTGGGGCTGGCCTGTAGTCTGAATCCAAAAGTAAAAATCGAAAGGGTAAGTTGAAACGGAATAGGAAGGCGCGCGAGTCACTATAGGCTGACTCGCTGAAAAAGTTGCGGTTGGTGTGTAGACCCACCCCTCAATAGTCCACGGGCTGTTCCAAATATTGGAACAGACGACCGAAGACGCCGCGTTGCCGTAATCGATGTACCCGGTGCCGTCGAATCGTATCGAGTCGAGCTGCGGGTACGTGGTCGAGTAGGGGCTGAGCGTGTTACTCGTAACACCTCCGATGGGGGTGGGGACGGCGCCATAGCTCGTGAGCTGACTCGGGAGCGGAGTGACGTCCTGGATGCTTGGGTAGGTTGGCAAGGGGTACTGAGAATCCAAAGACCACGCGACTGTGGCGCCGGCGGGGACGGTTGCAAAGTTCGGGTTCGCAGTGAAGTTGCCGGACGAATAGACGTTGCCGAGGGTCGGGGAACCTGCCGTGCCAAAAACGAGACGGGCCTTGGCGACGGCGAAGTTGGGGGGTGTGTTGTTATTGACTTGCCCGATCGTCAGTGCCGTGCCCGCCGTGACAACAGGGGTTCCGGAAATGGCCGTACCCGCTCCGGATACGAAGGTGCCATTCACCGCGAGCCAGATATTGGTCCCGTTGGACTGGACGACTACGTGAGTCCACTGACCAGTCACCAACGCACCTACAGAACTCACAACACCTTGACCAGCCCCGTTATAGTACCAAAACGCCAATTGACCAGTCGTCGTAGCACCGAAAGCCCAATCCGTACCTGCTCCTGTCGGGGCATAGTGACCAATCGTTAGCGGTATACTAGCCGCGTTATACACGTTGCTATTCGCCAGTGACGCATAATTGACCCAAGCCTCTAAGCAGAACCCGTTGGTCTTCCAGTTTGTGTCGTAGGCCGTGTTCACATTAGAGTAATAAGACCCCACCGTCCCCGGCAAGGTCAAACAAGGTCCATAGGGCGAGGTCGAGGCGCCCGGGAAGTACTGGGACTGGAGCGCCAGGGTCAAATTGGACGTGTAGCCGGTGTTCATGCCGGTTCGGTACGTCGGGGCGGTTGTGAAGGGGGCGGACTGAGGTGTGAATGTCGCGATGGGCACGATACAATTGGTCATGACGCGGACGTCGGCGACGTTTCCGAATAAAACTGAACCACTGAAATCATTTCCGATACATACATTTGCATTGGCTACACGTCGTGGTTGAGCCGTTGTGAGTGAACCTGTAGTCCCTCCGAGACCTCCATTTGTAAAAACACGGATAGTACCAGTGGTGAGGCCCGTTTGTTGATAAGAACCAGAGACATGGTACCATGTTCCCGCCACAATAGTAGTTGCATTTGAAGCAGTAAAACTCGTCCCAGATGCATTGATGACATAAAACGTCAATATATTAGTGTTTGTCACGTAGAGGCCAAGATCTGTAGCCGCTGGAGTTTGTCTTGAAAATATGACTTGGGTCGAGCCAATCTGACTAAAATTCACCCACGCCTCGATAAACAAATTGGATGTTGCTAAATTTGAGAGAGCAGCTGAATGACCCGATCCCAAATTCACACCCGAGTTGACGGTTCCAGGAACGTACAGAGCCTGTGTGATCGTCCCCGTCGAAGTGTTGGCCCGAATCGTCGCCGCATTACTCAAGTAATTCTGGATCAAATTTGTGGTGGTGGTCAAGGGCACGGACCCCGTGACGTACGAAGAGACGTGGAGCGACCCGGCCGGGACGCGGTCGGCCAGGACGTACGCATTACCAGAGGCGTCCGAAGTCACAGTCACGTTGCCGACAAAAGAGGTGTTGCCGTTGACCGTCAGGGTCTCACTCAACAAAGAGGGGTTGACACCACCTATGCCGACGGGGCCGCCCTGGTAATACACGGAGGTTCCCTGCTGGGACCACGGGTTGGTCGAGGGCGAGACGTACGAGCCCACGGGCTTGAGGGAGACGAAGGTCGAGACGTTCGAAAGAGCGACGGTCGACTGAGTTCCAGGGAAGATCACATCGA